CCATGGTGGGATACTCGACAATGCACTCAAGCTCATCCTGGCTGCAAGAAACGCCGGGTCCAGCGCAGTCAAATTCCAGTGCTTCGAGCCAGAGGCGCTTGCAGCAAAACGAATTGGCGTCATATGGCGCGGACAGTCCATGGACTATGCCGGTCTCCTGAGTCTGTATCAGAAGATACATACCCCCAAGGAATGGTTCCCTGCAATGATTGCAGAGTGCAATCGCGTTGGAATTGCCTGGTTTGCCTCGGCATTCAGCCCTGCTGACGTTGACTTCCTTGAAACTATCGGGTGCCCTCGATACAAGATCAGCGCTTATGAGATGCTGGATGGCGATCTGATCAACGCGGTTGTGGCAACCGGCAAGCCCATCATCATGAGCGTGCGGCCGACCGAGCGGGTGACCATTCTGGAGGCCACAGACTATGGCGGCAAGTTGGCGCCCCTTGGCCTGTCGGACCACTCGGCGTCGATTTACTACCGCGGAAAGGACCAGGACCGCACCATGATCGAGCGCCATATCATGTTGCCTGATGTCCCGTGCGAGGATGATGCGTTCAGCTTAAGCCCTGAGGAATTTGCCCGCTATGTCGAGATGGTCCGCTCATGACTGACCTCTGGACCGGCGACTTCGGCGACGCCTACACCGCCCGTCAGTCCTCCAATATCGTGGACCGCAGGGAGTTCTGGTGTGCCATCATGCCGCCAAATGTGGGTTCGATCCTGGAGGTCGGGACCAACACGGGGATGAATCTGGAGGCCATCAGCCAGTTCTCGGCGGCAAGGCTACGCGGCGTGGAGCCCAACAATCGCGCGAGACTTGAGGCATGTGAGAAATATGAGGTAATCAGTGCCTGCGCCGACGACATCCCTTATCCTGATGGCCTCTTCGATCTAGTTTTCACCTGCGGCGTCCTTATCCACATCCCTACCGACAAGCTTCTAGCCTCGATGAAGGATATTCACCGGGTCAGCGGCCAATGGATCATATGCGCTGAATACTTCGCCCCAAGCGAGGAAATGATTCCATACCGTGGCACAACAGACACACTCTGGCGACGAGACTACGGCTCGATCTGGATGGACAACTTCCCCGACCTCCGCTGTGAGGGCTGCGTCTTCGCATGGAAGCGCATCACAGGAATGGATAATCTCGTGGTCTGGATATTCGAGAAGGGCCAACAGTGAAGATATTCGTCGTCATTCTTGGGGATTATGAGGGCATTGGCGAGCCAATTCGCGCCTTCCGCAAGAAACAAGACGCCGAGACATTTGTTGAAACGGAACCAGCCGACTACGAAATCGTAGAAATTGAACTCGACAACTGACCACGGAGAAACCCCAATGGCTAAGGAATATCGTTGGTCCGACTTCGCAACCGAGGCAGAAAAGGACGGAAGCGTCATCGGCAAAGCCGTGGCCGCCCTATGCCGCCTGCAGCAGGCCAAGCCAGGAGGTGCCGCTATCGTTCATAGGGACGAAGACCACAGCCATGATAAGCGCGAAGATCACGCGCCTGTGGCAAACGCGCAACATGACCGCAAGGCCGAAGGAACGGCTAAGAAATAGCCAGATCACGAAATGTTACAGATTGTAACGTCAATAACTTAGGCCTCACAGCAAATGACCTTCAAACCCGGGCAGTCTGGCAATCCTGGCGGCCGAGGTAGAGAAAAGCCGTGGGCTGATGCTTTGCGCGCCGCGGTCAACCAACCCGGGCCAGATCGTAGGCGTCGTCTCTTGGCCATTGCTGACCAATGTGTTGCAGCCGCCCTTGAGGGCAAGATGGACGCCATCAAAGAAATAGGTGACCGCCTCGATGGCAAGCCTGCTCAGGAGGCGACCATCACCCATCGCCATGACGTGACCGAGCTGACGGACAAGGACATTGAACATCGCATTGCGGAACTCCGAGGAATTGGAGCTCCTGACGGAGATACAGCGCCGACGCTCAATTAGGCGAAGTCTAGTGGAGTGGTGCCGCTACTGTGGCTTTGAGCCCGCCGCACACCACAGGCTCTTGATATCCAAGCTGGAGGCTGTGACCCGCGGCGAGATCGACAGGCTCGCGGTATTCATGCCTCCGGGTGCGGCCAAGAGCACCTACGCCTCGATCCTGTATGCGCCGTGGTATCTAGCGCAGCATCCACAGCACTGCCTGATAGCCGCCAGCCATACGCAGGAACTGGCTGAGAAATGGGGACGACGTGTCCGAAACCTCGTTGCAGAGCATTCACTTATACTTGGCGCGGCGCTTGCGCACGATAGCCAAGCGGCTGGGCGATGGGAAACTAGCAGCGGAGGAGAGTATTTTGCGGCTGGCGTCGGAGGAGCTATCGCTGGCCGGCGAGCTGATCTGGTTGTTATCGACGATCCAGTCCGAAGCCGAGAAGATGCCGATTCCGAACTTATACGTGATAAGACGTGGGACTGGTACAAGTCCGACCTCTACACCCGGCTAAAGCCAGGCGGGCGCATTGTCCTCATTCAGACGAGGTGGCATGAAGACGATTTGGCTGGCCGGCTTCTGGCTGAGATGGCCGGAGGCGGGGATATATGGAACGTCATATCCCTTCCTGCCTTTGCTGAGGCCGCCGATCCGCTTAATCGCGCAGTCGGTGAGCCCTTGTGGCCTGAATGGGAATCAACGGGCGAGCTCGAGCGAAAACGACGAGCAATAGGCCCTCGCGACTGGTCAGCGCTGTATCAGCAGCGGCCAGCGCCCGAGGACGGCAATTACTTCCGGGCAGCATGGCTCAAGTCCTATGTTACAGCACCAGCGCTCGAAACGATGGCCGTTTACGGAGGCTCTGACTATGCGGTCACTGCTGATGACGGCGACTATACCGTTCATGTTGTTGTGGGTGTTGACCCTGATGGGCGCATGTATCTACTTGATATGTGGCGCAAGCAGGCAGCCCCCGACGAATGGGTAGAGTCGTTTTGTGACCTGGTGAGGGAATGGAAGCCGCGCGAATGGGCCGAGGAACAAGGGCAGATCAGGGCTGGCGTGGGACCGTTCCTCGAGCGCAGGCAGAGAGAGCGAGAAGCATATGTCTATCGACGAGTGTTCCCAACACGAGGCGACAAAGCAGTCAGAGCTCAGTCAATCAGAGGCCGAATGGCTCTTGAAGGACTGTATGTACCACAAAATGCTGCCTGGCTCTCCGATCTGCGGTCGGAGCTTCTTGCATTCCCCGCGGGCAAACATGATGATATGGTTGACGCGCTCGGCCTCGTCGGACAGCTCCTCGACACCATAAGCAGCGGCACAGCACCGGCCAGGCCGGAGAAGCCCAAGAACCCATCGGGCTACCGCACCCATGACGAGGGCGAGAGGATGGATGACTGGAAGGCATACTAAATGATTGAGTTTATGGCTGGTATACTGAGTGGCTTGGCTGTATGGGCAGCCGTATGGGCTATCCTGTGGTTGTACGAGCGGATGGACGACTGGAAGGCAGCAGGTTAATGCCAATCGAGCAATCATACACCTCGCAAGGTGCATCAACACCTGCGGGCACTGTTGGCAGTGCAGCCGGCGAGGAAAAGACTGAGTATTGGACCCTCGGCAAGCTCAAGAAGGCATACACCGAATATCTGTTCAACAAGCGCGCGGAGCTGGACGAGCAGAAGGAATCGCGCGGCTACTATCACGGGGTCCAGTGGACGGCCGAGCAGCTCAAGACGCTGAAGAAGCGCCGACAGCCTGCGATGACGTTCAACAGATGTGCCAGGAAAATCGATGGCATTGTCGGCCTCATTGAAAAGCTGCGCCAGGACCCCAAGGCATTTGCGCGCACGCCGCAGCACGAGCAGGGCGCTGACCTGGCCACGGCGACGATACGTTATGTCATGGACGCCTCCGACTGGACACCGAAGTCAGCCGAGGCTGGCCAGGACGGCGCCGTTGATGGCATTGGTGGGATTGGGATCGAGATCATCAAAGGCGATAAGGGCGACCCCGATGTTGGCATGGAATTGGTCGACATCCAGTCGTTCTTCTACGACCCATATTCGTACAAGGCCGACTTCTCCGATGCTGGCTATATGGGTGTTGGCAAGTGGTTTCCTGAGAGCAAAGCCAAGCGGATGTTCCCGCAGGATAAGGACGGCAACGACTGGAATATGGATGGCATGGATTACGAGCTGACCTCGTCGTCCGAGCGGGAGGCGCGATGGATTCAGGGAGACACCCCAAACCGGCGCATGCGCATCATTGATTGCTGGTACGAGCACGATGATGGCTGGTGCTGGGCCATCTTCACCGGCTCAGCAATCCTGGCGGAAGGGCGGGCCTTTTTCCAGGATGAGAAAGGCAACGGTATCTGCAAATACATCATGTTTAGCGGCAACGTCGACCAGGACGGCGATCGCTATGGCTTCATCCGCAATATGAAATCGGCTCAGGACGGCATCAATGCCCGCCAGTCCAAGATGCAGCATATTCTGGCGAGCAAGCGGTTGTTCATCCGGCAGGGTGCGGCCGGTGGTGATATCGAGAAGGTCCGCGCCGAATACGCCCGCAACGACGGCGTGATCATGACGACCGGGCCCGTCAATGATGATGTCAAGGCCGATGACCAGAGCTTCGACTTCGCCGGCTGGGCCAAGCTGCTCGAGCTCAACCTGGCAGAGATCGAGAACTTCGGGCCCAACCCCGCCCTGATCGGAACTGGCGTCAATGCCAAGAGCGGCCGCGCCATCTCCCTTATGCAGCAGGCAGGCATGGCCGAGCTTGGACCGTACATCATCGCCTATCGTGGCTGGAAGATAAGGGTCTATCGAGCTGTATGGAACGCCATCCAGCAGCACTGGAAGGCTGAG